CCATAATTTTTTGCTACCGACATTTATGTCGCTCTGTTGGTTTACATATCTGTTGCATCAATTAAGTAAGCATCTTCTACCCACTGATTAGACTGTGGAGCGCCTATCCTTGCCCAGCCTTTTACTTTTTCGTAAACTCGAACTCTAGTACCAGCAACAAGCAACTCCTTATCAGTGCTATTGACGTCAGGCTTGGACTCAACGTAATAATCTTCTGAAATTGTTGCTTCGTAATATGGCATATTTGAATTACTTAGCGGTGTGTTAACGTCTAACTCTTTTTCAAATTTAGATACAACTGATTGATTATCAACCTTAGCATTTGACTGTTTCCTAGCGTAACGATAAGCGTAAACATAAGGTTGACCATTATATCCCCAGATTTCATCATGGTTATTCACTGTAATTGAGTTATAACCATAATTACAGTGAATAATATTGTCTGGATCAACAAACATACCAGTATGTCCAAAAGCTCCAGCCGAAGCCCCACGTTTACCCCAAATAAAAATATCACCTCTTTGCGCATTCCAATTAGTATTTTCTGCAATAAGAACATAACCGTTTTTTATCAACCAATCGTGCTCATATTCTGTATTTACTGCCCAGCCATTATCTGATGCGCCTGCTGAGCGTAGAGCAAAATAGACAGAGCTAGAGCAATCGTAAGATGAAGGACCATTTCGATAGTCCATCGAGTAAGTAACTTTACCTTTTCTAGATGCCATCCATGCGATAGCTTGCTCAATATTAATTACCATATTATTGACCTTTCTTCCACTCATCATTCATGCGTTTAACCGCAGCTTCGATAAATGTTTCTAACTGAGTCTCTGTTAAACTGATATTATATTGCGATAAACCATCAATAACAGCTGTTTTAGCTTCTGTTAGCTTATCTTGTCCCTTAATACCAACTTCCACAGATATTTGTTCAACTGCCTCAACAGCATTACGAGCGACAATTTCTGCAATTTTAACAGCTTTTTCTCCACCTTTTTTTATAAGTAATTTTTTTACTTTGTGCGTGAGAATACCTGCGATGATACCAAAAATTGGTACTGATACTGTAATGATTTGTGTTATAAATTCGTTCATCTTATTTCTCCTCTTTTTCTAGACGACCAATGCGGTCACTCATATAAGACATCTCCTTTTGGACAACACCAATGGTCTGAGAAATGTCCTGTAACTGTTCTGTATTTTTATCTAAGTGACCTTTGAGCCACTCTTCACGTTTGTTAGATTCTGATTTTGATTGGTCATGGAAATCCATTAGCTTTTTCTCACGCTTATCAGACGTTCGCACCAGATAACCAACCACAATCATAAAAAGCAAGATAAAGAGAATAGCCCACACAAATTGTGATTGAGCGATTCTTTCTGCTTGTTCTACTGTCATCCGACTACCTCACTAACTTGCTAAAATTTCAGCAAGTAATTCTTCATCGCACATAATTGCAAGTTGCTCTTTTGTTTTGTTATTAATAAACTCTGAAAATCCCTTTTTAACAAAACTTGACCAAGCCATACGTCCATAATATAAGTCAATCGCAAATAATTTAATCATCATATCTATCCCTTCTTCCTGTAAAAAAATTCTAACCAATAGCAATAAGATCTTCATCTTTTAAAACCTCTTTTGCGTAAAGCGTACTTATCAGATTGATAAGTGTTTGTGTGCCTGTTGATGTTGATGTACTTAGTTCAGTCATTTTTTCAGACTGAGCTTTATCTTTATACTTTTCGTCGTAAAATATCTGCTCACACTTTTCAAGCGTTTCTGCAAAAGATTTATTATCAAAGTCAACTGGTAAGTCAAAAGTTAAGTTACCTCTTACGTGAGGTAAATCAACTGCCACAATTGCATTAACTTTTGCAATGCTTTTATCTTCTAGCATTACAGGATATTTGTTTAAAATTTCCAATAGTTTTCCTCCTTTAAATCGTCCACTGAATTTGACCTTTTACGTTAACAGTCCATTTTGACGGATTAAACCACAGAATACGACCGTCTGCGCTCACTTGAACATTTAAAACATTGAGTTGTATAGTCCAAGCCGTTACTGCAAACATCATGTCGCTAGTTATCAAATTCGTAGGCATAGAGCCAACCGTCAACTTATCTATGCCATTCGTCGCAAAGTTGTACTTAACGGTGACTGTACTGCCTGTCTGCCTATAACTAAAACCATTTCCAATCGACTGCCAACCTGTGTCTATCGTTGTAGGCAAACTATCTTTTTTAACATACTCACTCCAACCGCTCCAAACCCCATTTTCCAATACTCTGGTAAATATAGTTTTATTTGTACGGTCGTAAAATTGTTGATAAGCATAGTTTGATGTCTCGTGTCTTACAACAGTTACATAGCCAGGGCCTGCTCCGGTCGGTCTATTAGCACCTCTAAATACACAATAAAAACCTGTGTCTTGCAAGCTATTTAGGTCAGTGTCGTCATGTCTAAAAGAACCACCATTGTTAAGAGCAAGTTGTTTTTGTTGGATTGGCTTGCCACGGGCGTATATATCTCCTGCTGCATCAATTGACCCACGCTCCCACTCTTTACCAATTGCTACTCCTGTTGTCTCGGGATTACCACTATCTTCTATTTCTACTGCTACAAATTTTGCAAGAAGAGGTACTCGTTTAGTATCATTAGTCCCAAAACTGTCTGAGATAGTCCCATAAATATCAAATGATTGATCAGACGGGAATTCACCACTAAGTACAAAATTCTGATTGATGAGTTGGTATTTATCTGTATAGGTCTTACTTGCTTCAGAAGTATCAATTTTGAACGTTTTAGTGCCAGTTGGCGCCGTCTTGAAACTTAGCGTCATTTTATTTTTTTGCAGCTTATTAACAGTTAATGGACTAACTGATGCATTAACAGTTACAACGATTTGTGTGCCATCAGCACCGCCGCGCTGGGCGCTAAAATCTAGTGCTATGCCGCTATACGGTAAAACATTTATTTCGGTTGTTACAGGGTCAGATACACGCCCTCTGCTATCTGTAACTGTTGCTTTAACGGTAGCTTTACCTTCAAACTTTAAAATGCCTAGCAAGCCACCGTCTGACTGAGTAGATTGGTTTTTACCAACAATTTCAGCGTAGAAATTTTGGATTGTAGAGCCGTAAATCCCATTCGCACCATTAAATACAACAGTTGGATTAGACACAATTTGCACAAAATTATTAGAACCTACTAATGCAGATGCTTTTTGATTTGTATCCGATAAAACAAGACTAGAAATTTTAGGTTTTACACTGTCCGGTAAAGTCAGATAAAAAATAGCGGTCGACGTCCCAATGACCGATCCATTTGACTTAGTGTCAACGTAAATTGTCGCTGGTGTGCTAGTAGCGTTCGGAATCGTATTAGCCCAATCTAAACTTGTTTTAAAAGTTGTTGAACCTTTTATGTCACTAGCAACAACCCCTGTTATACCATTCACATTGTATCTGACATCGTGTGTAAAATCACTTGAACTTTGATTGATATTAACATTTAGCGTATCTCCAAAATAGCCACTGCTAACCGATACTGCGCTGGTGCGAGGTATTTTCGTAAGCGTGAATTTTTGATCTGGTATCGTCAACGTTCCGGGTGCGTATCCGCCTGGACCTAATAACTTAGCGGCAACAACGACCGTTTTGTTTCCATCTGCATCATGCGGAACTCTGATTGTTTTGTCAATCAATAATTGATTGCCGTTAAAACCGATAGAGGAAGGGGCGTTAAAGTCATATTTAGCACCCACCCAAGCATATCCACCGAAGTTATACTGAGCATAACTGTTAGTACCAGAAGTCAAATAGAGCCTAAATCTTACTTGACTACTATTGTCTGCAACCGACGTTGAAACCTCGTCAACAATATAAGTTAAGCGATAACTCCTGTCAGAGTTACTATAAAAAGTTGTCATCTATCCTCCAATCCCTCTAATTTTCTTGATTTGTAAACGCCCCTTCGAACTTTCTTCAAACAAAAAGCTTCCAATACGAAGCCGCAAAGTGAAAACACCAGACTCGATTTGTAGATAACCTTGACTAATAAACGCAGTCTCAGTGCCACCTGAATAAAAAGCTATGCGATCAGTTGTTACTCTCACCGACGATGTACCATCTTTCATTTTGATAACTAAACCATCATTTGAGTATGACATATACTGCGTAATGGCTTCTGTAACAAGTTGTACATTTTCGAGCTTAGCCAGTATCTGAACAACTCTATTAGCGTTTGAAATCATAGTTTGCTCTGATACTTTTTGACCATCTTCTATTTTTTTAATTTGATCAAGTAACTCTTTTGCTTTATCTTGTACTTCTTGCAAACTTGCAGCAGCTTCAAGATTAGCTTTCATCAAACGCTGTTCTTCCGCAATAGCGTTTAACTGCTCAACAGTAAAAGCACCATCGGCTTTTGAATCAAGATTACTTGCTTTGTCAGCTTCCGACTCTTGCCAATCGCCTGTCTTGTTACCTCTGACAAGCATAAAGCCACCAGTACTAAAACTACCTTGTTCCGATGACACCATCGCAAACCGTGGTCTAATCTTACCTGTCTTAGTTGGTGTAAAGGTGATTTCAAAACGTCTGACATTCGAGTTAACATTTTTTATAATTGTTTCTCGTGGAGTGTCACTAGTAATAAAACCATCTGCTATATCATAGAGATAAAAATATAAATTCCCAGCTACCTCACGTTTAACATAAGCGCTAAAAGTGTATGTCACACCTTGCTCAACTATAATGTCTTTTGCGTGTGATACCTTTTGGCCGCTTATCCATTTTTTAAATGTAAATGGATAATTAGAGATATTTTCATCTTCTAGTGTTGCAGAAGTAAACCAATCAGAACCAACAAATGATTTTGTACCGTCAATCAGATTATTTGTGCCAACAACGACTGTTCCGACCATATCAGTCCAACGGTATTTTGTTGGATCGCTCGAGTCAATAGCGATATAGTCTGTGTATTGCCCTATATAGCGTTTATTAAGGCTATCGG